ATGGAGCGGCAACGCATCGCCGCGCAGTTCTCGGCGTTGCAGGCTCGCACCAATGCGCTGCTCGCGCGCAATCAGCCGCAGGGCATTGAGCTGCCTGACTTGGAGACGGACCCTGTCGGCTATGTTCGCACGCTCGGTGAGAACATGCAGACCATGCACCGGCAGGCGGCGCAGGAGCATCAGCGCTCGCAGCTTGAGCAGGCGTTTGAGCAAGATGAAGAACTCTTCACCAGCTACACGCCGGATTATCCACAAGCGGCTGAGCACTACGCCGTCAGTCGCATGACAGAACTGAGCCAATTCTATCCACGTGATCAAGTGCAGGCCATGATGATGGACGAAGCACGCGAAGTCGCGCGGATGGCATGGCAAAGGGGCGTGCCCGCTGCACAGATGGTTTACCAACTGGCACAGGCACGCGGATACCGGGCTGGCCCCTCTACGCCCGGCCCCGCTCCCGCCGCTGCGCCAAACGGCAACGGGAGCGCCCCTGCCAGCGCGGCGGCGATGGTGGCTACGGCCAAGGCCAACCAACAGGGTAGCCGCAGCCTGAGCAACGCTGGTGGCAGCAACGCCACGGCGGCGTTGAACGCTGAAGCATTGCTCTCTATGAGTGATGAAGAGTTCGAGCATTATCTAAGGCTCGGGGAAAAGGGCGCAAATGCTCGCTTTGCCGCGATAGGCTAAAGGGGTTTACATGCACGTGGCGCGGGCCTACCATGCCCGCGCCATTCGGCTTCGCGCCGCCCCTGCGATATGGGGCTTCGTCCTGCTCCTGCGTTATGGGGCTTCGCGGCGGTCCGGCGTTCTGGATCATCCTAGAAGCACTCATTCCTCTCAGGAGTAGGCCGCCATGGCACTTACTGAATTTGCTGCCAATCACCCACTTGCGGTGAGGCTATGGGCGAAGCGTCTCTTTGTTGAGTCGCTGCGCGAAACGTTCATCGATAGGTTCATCGGGTCATCCGAGAAGAACTCTATCATCTACATGAAGGACGAGCTTACCAAGTCCGCGGGCGATCGCATCACCGTCGGCTTGCGGCTCCAGCTCAACGGGGCCGGTACGCTCGGTGACGGCACTCTTGAAGGTAACGAAGAAGCCCTCACCACCTACAACGACACGATCATCATCGATCAGCTTCGCCACGCTGTCCGCAGCAAGGGCAAGATGAGTGAGCAGCGCGTGCCGTTTTCTGTTCGTCAGGAATCCATGGATGGCCTGAAGGACTGGTGGGCGGACCGCATGGATACTTGGTTCTTCAACCAGATATGCGGTTTCGTTTCGCAGATCGATGTGCGCTATACTGGCCTCCAGCCTGTGCTGGTTCCGGACTCGCAGCACATCTTCCGGCCAAATGCCAAGACCACGGACGAGTCGCTGACTGTAGGCGATGAGTTCACGCTTGCGTCCATCGATAAAATGGTCGCGCGCATGAAGGCGTGGCAGTCCACCATCAACGGTGTCGTCCCCATTCGGCCGATACGCTACAAGGGTGGTGACTACTACGTTCTCTTCATTCACCCGTACCAGACCTTCCAGCTCCGCAGCAATACCAACCCCGGTACATGGGCGGACTTGCAGAAGGCTCGGCTGCTCGGTAGTGGCTCGGACGACAACCCGATCTTCACTGGTGGTTCGTTCCTCGGCATCTACAACGGTGTGGTCATACACGAAAGCTCCCGCGTCACCATGGGCGTCAACTCGACGACCGGCGCGGCGGTGGCCAGTGTTCGGCGCGCGGCTCTGTGCGGTGCGCAGGCGGCGCTGATGGCCACTGGTCGTGATGACAGCGGTCCTGAGAAGATGACTTGGGTCGAAGAACTCTTCGACTACAACAATCAGCTCGGTGTCGCTGCGGGTATGATCGCCGGTTTGAAGAAGTCGCAGTTCAATGCGACGGACTTCGCCACTGTCGTCTTCGCCACTTACAGCCCTGCGCCGTAAGCGGTAGATAGAGGAGTAAACGAAATGACTGGCGCAGCACGCCTACTTCACACACAGCAGGTTCACTACCTCCGCAAGAGGGTGAACTACAACGATCGTGGCATCGCTTCCGGTGTCTATATGGGCACGCTTCCGGCAGGAGCCATGATCGTCATGCAGAACGTCCGTGTCTCCACGGCGTTCAACGGCACCGGTCCGGCGATCAACGTGGGTATCACGCCTCTTGGCTCCGAGCTTTTCACCGACGCGGCGACGGCTGGGGCGCGCAGCCCTACTATCCCCAATATCAGCTTCGCGGCCGACACGGATATCTTCGTGTCGTCACCGGCTACGGCTGGTCCCACTGCGGGCGTAGGCGACGTCATTATTGGGTTCGTGCCCAATAACGACCAGTAAGGAGAGAAACGTGGCAAGAGACGAAAAGCGCAACACGGCGGCTTACCGCTTGGTTGATGTCTCCTCGATACCGTCGGAGCACTACGACGAAGTCATAGAAGACGCCAGCACAGGCGGAGGTCTTTACGGTCTTCGCATTGTGGAGGTCGTTTACAACGGTCCTGCGCAGCAGCCCATTTACGGCGTCTACAAAGAAGACGAGGAGAAGTGGAAGGAGGCGCAGTCCGATTTCGGCTTCACCGATCCTGGAAAAAGCGACGAGACTAAGATCTCACAGGATGCTTCTGCTAAAGCTGCTGCTGATGCGGAAGCCAAGCGCAAGGCGGAAGAGGCTGAGCTGGAAGAGATAGGCAAGGGCGCTGGCACCAACCCGCCAGCCGCAGGTCAGAAGGGAACGCCGCAGCCGCAGACGGCACCTCCGCCGCCTCCGCCACCGCAGGCGCAGCCTACGCAGCCGCCTGCAACGAAGAAATAACGACCTTCCGGGCGTGGAAGAAGGAGCTCGGCAGCATGACCGACTTTATCACTATGGTAAATCGTATTGCTGTCGAGCTTCGTCGTTCAAATATGATGACGGAAATAAAGAACGCCATCAACGATGCTATAGCCGAAGAAGGCAAAGCTCGTCTCTACCTCAACGAAATGCGCGGCATCACTTTTGACACCGTGGCTGGGCAGGAATACTATCCTGACATGGGCGTCGTTGAGATGGATGACATGTACTATTATCTCGGCAGCGGCTCGCGCTATACCTTGGAGCCTCGCAGTCAGCTCGTCGCCAATCGGCAGGCTGAGGGCAGCGCGGCAAGCGGTGGCCAGCCGACAGACTACGCGCGATACGGCGAAGAGCTTCGCATCTACCCTATTCCCAGCGTCGTCACTACTATTTACATGGATGGCTTCGGCAAGCTGACGCCGTGGCCGCTGGTAGCCGACAATGATACCAACGCATGGATGACAACTGGCGAGCGCCTGATACGCGCCAGCGCCAAGGCCGTCATACTAAAAGACGTCATACGCGACTTTGGCGAGGCTGGAACCTACGATGCCATCGCAGCGGACTTTCGTGAAAGCCTTGCGCACGAGACTACCTTGCGCAGCACGAGCAGCACATTTAAGAGTACGCAGTGGTGAGCGGGCGTCTGTTCGCCAGTGTCGCGCCAGCGCCTATTCCCATAGCGGCCAGTCCTTTGTCGTTCGGCGACTGGATGCCGGACATGCCGGATTTGGAGAACCCCGGCGCAATAGAGGCTCACAATGTCTTCCCCGCTGCTGGCGGCGGCTATAGTCCGTTTCCCAAGCTGCTGAGCGACGCCGATCCGCTACCTAGCACCGTCATTGGCGCGTTGCTTACCTTCGACGCCAATAGCAAGGAGGCTTTCTACGCAGGTGTGAAGGACGGCATATGGATGAGGAATTTGTCCTCGCCAAACTTCACTAATCTGCTTACGCTTGGTACAGCCGTTGATGAGTCTATATACTGGAACTTCACACCGTTTGGCGATAATATCGTAGCAATTCACTACAGTACCTTTCCGTACGTGGATACAATCGGGGGCGCGGGGCCGTTTGCTCTTCTTGGCGGCAACCCGCCCCGTGCTGCGTGCGGGTCACGGGTCGGTGATTTTCTGGTGTTGGGGAACCTCGCGGAAGACCCTGACGACACGACGACCACCGGCCCGTTTCCGCGCCGCATTCGCTGGAGTGGCTTCAATAACATCGAAGATCCATGGGTAAGTGATCCGGCGACACAAGCTGACTTCAATGACATGCCTGCCGAGGGCGGTGCGGTGGTCGGCATTACCGGCCGTGAGTTTGGCACGATATTCCAGGAACGCATGATAAGTCGCATGACATACACCGGCCCGCCTACGATATTCGAGATTGACACGGTTGAAGACGCGCGCGGCGCTATCAGCGGCGGCACTATGATAGATATGGGTAGCGGCGTGTTCTTCATCGCCAACGACGGGTTCTTCCTGTGGAACGGCACTACCTCTACGCCTATCGGTGACAGCCGCGTTGATCGTTGGTTCTTCAACCGTCTTAACTATTCACAACGTCAACGCATAGTTGGCGCGGTAGATTACCAGCGCGGCTGCGTGCTATGGGCTTTCCCGACTGGCGCGGGCACGCAGCTTACGGATGTCATCATATTTAGCTATCGCATGAACCGCTGGGCACACGCTACGCTGCCGATGGACTATCTGGTAAGCGGCGCAGCGCCGGGGGCTTCGCTTGATGATTTCATAGGTGTTCCGCTTGACTCCACGGCTTACTTCCCCGGATCGCTTGATGATCTGTTCTATGCCAGCACCAAGCCGTCGCTGTCAATATTTGACACAGCTCACACTTTCGGCGTGTTGCGCGGCGGTAATCTACCAGTCACGCTTGATACGGCCGAGGCCAGCGGGCCAGATGGTAGTCGGTGGTTTATCAACGCAGCTCGGCCAATCGTGGACATGCCGGGGCCGTACGCTTATGTTCAGCTTATACGACGTGAGCAGCTTATGGGCGAAGCGCCTATCTTCGACCCGCCTGTAAAGCAGGAACTCAACGGTGAGTGCCCCGTGCTGGGCGATGCCCGCTACATACGTGTGCGAGTGACTATCCCCGAGAATACGCCGTGGGGCACGGCGCGCGGGGTTACGCTCATGCGCAAGCAGACGGGGAGGAACTGATGGCTGTCCTAAAGTTCCCCTTTCTTAAAAACGGTGATCCTGATTTGCTGGCTTGGGCGCGGCAGCTTGTTGATACGCTAAACCGCGCGCAGATGGTTCCTGGCTCGGAGGTTCCTCCGACCGGTATGATGGCTATGTGGCCTAGCGATAAGCCGTTGCCGTTCGGCTGGATTGCGGTGAACGGCGCTACGCTGGACCGCGACAAGCATAGAGCGTTGTTCCTCGCCTATGGCGGCTCAGGTATGTCGTTTACGCTGCCCGATTACTCAGGCGCGTTGCCCGGCATAACTTTCATTGTAAGGGCGTAGATCATGGGCCTTTTCAGCAGCATTGGCCACTTCCTATTCGGCGGTAAGACCAAGAAGGCCGAAACTGACACCACTACCACGGCGAGCCAGACTACGAACCCGTGGGGACCGGTGGCACCTCAGCTGGCGAGTTATCTTAACGATACTACGAACCTCTACAACAATACGCCGCTATATAGTGATCAAGAGCTCGCTGCCAACGCTGCTACGAAGGCGGCGAATGACGCTGCTATCAACGCGCCGATGTTTAGCCCGGAAGAGATAGCCGCCAATAATCGTACGCTGGACTTGGCGAATAATCTCTCTACTCAGCCGCTGTTCAGCCCGGAGGAGGCCGCCGCCAACAGCGCCTTCTTTGCTGGTAACACGCAAGCCTATAACGATCTTCAGCCTGCCATAGCTGAGAACAACAAGACTATCAGCGGGGCGTACCTCTCGCCCGATACTAATCCATATCTGGCAGACATTGCCAAGCGCGTCTCTGGCATGGCCGGGGCCAATGCCAGCGCCACTTTCGGCGGCAAGGGCCGCAGCGGCGGCGGCTTGGCTGGTTACTATAGCGGCAAGGCCGTGGGAGACAGTCTGACAGATCTCTATGGAAGTGAATACAACACCGAACGCGGCCTTCAGGAAGCTGCCGTTGGCCGCGCGCCGAGCTTGTCC